ACATTTCTCTCTCCATCAATATTCTATATGTATTTATCTTATGTTCTTGCGCCGCTAGTAACACGTTTGCTGTTTGGATGTCTTTTTACTACAAAAGTAGAGTGTGACATATCTTTCTTAATTGGTTTCTGCCCTCTTTTTCTTGGTTGGCAGTGTGGTATTTGTCTTTTTCCCATTGTCTTATTGTTATTAGTTAAAATTATCTCTCTGTGTTCATATTAGCCGCTGTAAATCCTGCTCTATTTACGAGTTTTACATCACTACCTACTACATATCCTTCCCCACCTCTTTCACCATTTGTACTGGCTTCGATATCTGCTGGTTGAGAATCTAACGTTTTAATAATTTTGTTCTTTGTGGTCATAACACCATTAATGAATTGAAAAATTGCTTCAAATCCATCACTATTTTGTTGAACCCATTGAACTACTCGTTCTTTCTTAGGTCCACTTAGTTTTGATGAGTCTACCCATTCACTGAAATTCTTTCCTAGTTTATCTAGGTTTCCTGCTTTCACACTATTATTAATATAAGTGTAAAGAATATTACCAAAGTCTGCCATTTTTAATTCGGCTGGGACTGCCAATAATTTATCAATTGCATTTGCATTTGATTTTAGATAACTTTCTAATCTGTCTACTTCTGGTAAGTCAACGCCTGGAGATTTAGTAACATATACTGGAGGCATAATCCATGTTTTGCCTGCTTGAAGTTTGCCCATATCTACATTGCTTTTGTTACCCTCTAAGTCAATCACTGCATGAACTACAATACCTACATCATAATTAATTATCTTTTGACCAATATCACTCTTAGTATCTACTGAATATGTTGTTGTGTTTGGCTTGAATATAAGTCTGCCGTCTTTTGGTTGCGGAGTTGAGAACCATAGCAAGTCACCATGCAAGTATCCTCTAAAATCTTTAGGTATAACACTTTCTACTGTGTTCCATATGTTCTTCATCTTTGATGCAAACTCTCGTCTGCCATCTTCAATTTCGCCTTTGGCTCTGTTTAAAAACATTTTCTCTAAGTCATCACCACTTGTTACTTTACCATTGTAACCTTTTGCAGTAAATCCACTTTTATCTGTAAGTATAAATTCGCCATTTTCGTTGCGACCAAAGATAACGGCTGGTGAGCCATCCCATTTGATACTGATTGATTTTGGAGAAGTTTCTACTTGATGTAATTTAGCGATTGCTTTTTGACCACCAACTGAACCATCCCAGATAATCAAGTCTTCTAAATGATGAATTCTTGCACCCTCTTCTTTAAGGGCTTTATCCAGAAGTTTCTTCATCTTCTTATGAAAGCCGATTTGTTTATTACGAGGTATTCTTGGTCCTCTAAATCTTCTTTCACGGCCTTTGTCTAAAAGAACTATTTCACTGACTTTCATATTATACCCTCTTATATGGAGATTCGCCAGTTAACTTAGGACGTGCAAACCATAACTTGAACCATTCTTGTGTTCCTGGTTCTATTTTATGTTTCTTTTGATACTTAGATTTTGCAGTTCCAATATAGGAAATATTCTCCTGCTGAGTTTCTTCAGGTTGATAGGGCTTATAAATGCCTGATAGAACTTTTAATTCTTTAAGTTGTTGTTCAAGAGTCATTTTTTCGCTTCGCATGAGTTATTCCTCGTTTGAATTTTCTCATGTCACCCGTACGAATGCTGTTAACAAGACGCTTGGTTAAGTCCACAGCAACAGATTCATCAAATTCACGATTTATGAACTCAATTAAATTTATTGCACCAGTAATTATATGTTCGCCTTTTTGTTCGACAAACCTCTCTGGCTCATTTTTAGAAATCGCCATCGAGTTTAATTCTTCAAATAGACTTCTACGTGGTTTCTTAGTCATAAAATAATTCTCCTATCAGTATTTATCAATTATCATCGAATGGAGTAGCCTTTTTTGACTTTACCATAGCACGAAGATTCATTGCTGACTCTGTTTTTTCTGGAGGGATTGCTGATGTTTCATCAGAACCTATAGTTTTTCTCTTTAATATGTCTGTTATCTTAGATGCATCTTGTATTCCTACTGCTAAATCATCATCATCTAAGTCTGAATCACTAATTCTAAGACTATCTCGGTCGAATACTAGGTTTATTTTAGAACCAACACCACTTGAACTTCTTGTTTTTAGTAGTTGGAGTTGATATTGACCACGTTCTCTCATTGCATTACTTGTAAAGATACCGATAACATTATCAGCAGTTTGAATTTTAGAGATACCACCAGCAATATGAGAGTGGTCAAATTCAATTTGTTCTACTGCTTGTCGGTTTAATTGTGAGGCTGTAACTGCAACTAGTTCTGATTCCATTGCAAAGTTACGAATTTCTTCTGTGACATACTTATCTTTAATAAACAAATCACCAGGTTGAACTTTCTTAGTTGCAGGCATTAAAAGGTCTAGATAATCAAGACAAATACAATCGACAATTTTACCTGTTACAATTTGAAGTTCTTTTAAGTAAGCACGGACATCATTGATTGTTGAACCTGAAGGCATATATTTAATTCTAAGCATACCTGCTTTCTTGCCAACTGTTTTAACTTTTAATTCAACATCATCTAGTTCTTTAAAGATACGTCTAGTACTCTTGTCAGTTACCATTGCGTCTATACGCATTGCTGATAATTCTTCTGACAATTCTAAAGTAACATAAACACAATTCATTCCTGCTTCTGCCCAATTCAAACTCATGTTTTGCATGAATAAAGATTTACCTGAACCAGAACCACCAGCAAAGATAGTTACTTCACCTCGATTAATACCACCATAAAGTTTATCATCTAAATCTTTCCAACCCGTAGATATTTGTCCATTATTATCTTTTAAATGTTCAAGTCTTTTTCTTGGGTCGTGAAAATAGTCAGTACCCAAGGACCTTGTCAATCCAATCTGAACTGCATTTTTAATAGTTGATTCTACTTCTCCATATTTACCTTCTTCAAGTAAATCAGCACTATTAACGATTGCTCGTTCAATTGCTTTGTGTCTACAGAATGTTTCGAACTCGTCAATAAACCATTCACTATGTTTTTCTATATCGTCAAGTAGTTCTATTTCTTGTCCTGTTTCTGCTTTTATCTGCTCAACTGTCGGCATAGTTTGATATTCATTACTATACGAAATAAGAAGTTTTACAATATCACGGATGGGTCTGTCAAAATGTCTTTCATCGACAATTCCCATTATTCGTGTAAACAACTGAGGGTCGGTCAGCATAAATTGAACGAACAATTTCTGCAAGTCGGCTGAATAGTTTTTGACTTCTGACATTTATATCCTTGGAGTGTTTATAATATTATACAAAATTTTAAGTACTTTGTCAATATGTTTCAACTAGTTTATCTGCAATTCCATGTTTAATTGCTTCTTCTGGCGTTAACCAATGGTCTGTTTTTGGTGCTAACATATGTTTGCGAATATAGTTTTCTTTCTTTCCTGTACATTTCATATAATGTTCAAGTAGTTTCTTATTAGTCCATTCCATATGAGGTTGTGCATCTAGCATATCATGATACTGACCACGTGTTGCACCACTAAATTCATGTGACATAACTGCTGTATTTTGAGTTAGATAACGATGTCCTTTGACACCAGCCATCATAAGCATGACACCACATGATGCAATCGAACCCATTCCGTATGTATATACTGGAATACGTGATTGTTTCACTACATCGATAAGATGCATACAACTATCAACATATCCACCTGGACTGTTTATATACAAATGTATAATCTTCGGTGCATCTTTTTCTGACATTAAATTATATTCCATAATCATCTTAACTAACGGCATACAATTTTCCTGATTAAATTCTTTATCCATATGCAACACACCATTATCCCTTAGAAACTCTCCTGGTGGCTTTGGTGGCACCGGAGGCATTGGCATCGGTGGTGGTGGTGGTACATCTGGCATTTTTTTAGGTTCTGGTATTACATTATATATTACATCATCTTTTTTCATTACTTCTCCTACGCTTTTTAGTGCGGTCGTTTGGCAAACCCGCTACCTTGAGTCTTACATTATTCGTGTCTTCACACTTATCTTTGTACTATTACTTATGCGACCATCAACAATGGATTTTAATGTATATAATTTTCCATATTCTTTTACTGAATCCGCCGCGTCTTTAATATGTTCTTCCCAGATTGGAAATGAAACACTCCAACCATTTTCTTGTGCCTGATGA